GCCCGAAGACGTATACCACCAGTGCATCCAACTCCCCGAAAACACCATGCTCTCCAGCATCAGCGAATGGGCGTTGGAACACCACACCGCCAACGGACTCCTCAACGCATGCAGGGGAGAAAACAAGAACGACCCAGCCGCCACATTGAAGGAAGCGGACACAAAACTCACCGTATGGTTGGACGGCTACAAGAACCTCACCCTCCACCCGGCAGGAACCAACGTGGACTTCGACCTCCGCTACCTGAAACACAACCTCGCCATCAGCATCCCCAGCATCAACCGGTGGAGCCACCGCCACCTCGACCTGAGCACATTCCGCCTCACCGACATGGCATTGGGCCAAGACCCCTACGATTCCAGCCACACGACCACACACCGCGGCCTGACATGCATCCGCCGAGACATCGAAGACTACAAGCGTTACATGAACAGGCTCGACACCGGATGGAAGAAAGCAGCATGAGCGGACGCAGACTCACATGGAAAGGACGGCAGTGGACCATCCGCCAATGCGAAACGGTCACCGCACTCGCAGACGGACAACAACCACATGCGGCGCCACAAACGTTCGCGACGCTCATGAAACGACGCATCATCCAATACATGCCCCAAGGATACAGGCTCACCAAAAACGGCATGTCGTTCGCACGACGCCTCTCATGGGCCGAACCCGACCCTCCACTACCCAAGCCGCCCGAATGCTTCGAAATCTACCCAACCTGCGAATACTAAGGAGAACCACTATCATGTTGGAAACGCTCAAATTCCAGAAGCTCGACCGTCGAGCCAAACTCACCCAAGCGCACGACGGCGACGCCGGATACGATCTGAGCTGCCTCGACGGATTCAAACTCGACGGGGGAGAACGCGCCACCATCGGCACCGGCCTCGCCGTCGAACTGCCCGAAGGCTACGCGGCCTTCGTGATGAGCAGGTCCGGCCTCGCATCGAAATACGGCGTGTTCATCCCCAACGGTCCCGGCGTCGTGGACTCCGGTTACAGGGGAGAGATCAAGGTCGTCCTCTACAATTCCTCCCTCACCCCGGTCAGGTTCAAACCGGGCGACCGTATCGCCCAACTCGTCATCCAAAAGGTCGAAACCCCACAAATCATGTTCGTCGCCGCAATCAGCCACGACACGGACCGCGACACCAACGGCTTCGGAAGCACGGGGGTAGCCTGATGAACACCCCATCCTACTACGGTGATGCCCCGTTTGAAGCATGGGATTTAAGCAGCCTATACACGTCGGATTGGGGTCAGGTCATCCAATACGTGTTCCGATGGCAAGGCAAGAACGGGTTGCAGGACTTGCAGAAGGCCGTGGACTTCGCCCGTCATGCCATCGCGAACAACGACCGGCCCATCCCGTGGAAGCATGCACCCCATGCGGGCAAGCTACTCCGCCAATTGCAGTCGATCGGCTGGGCTGACGCGACACACGTATGGAAGGCATTACGCCGCAGGGATGGGAATGCCACGTTGGACGCGATCAAAACCCTCATCAAGGAGCATAAATGACCAGTAGAATCGTCTGCCCGTTCTGCGATGAACCGGCAGTAATCAAGAAAAGTTCAAACACCAAATACGATTCCCCGACTTACACGACCATAACCATCTACGCCTACGCGTGTCCGAAAGGCCACTTGCAAAGCGCATGGTATCCGAATGCCGAAGCCGCATTCAAGGCATGGGTGCGCCTAGTGAAAATGACCGAACAGGAGGACAAGTCATGACCACTATTAACGAGGATAGGCAACTGCTCAGGGATTTCAAACGCCTACGCAGACGTCTCCGCAAGGGCAATAAGCTTACGACATTCATCCGCACGCGGGACTGGCTTTATTTCAATAAAGATCAGAAACGCATCTACTTCGATATCGGCAACGACTTGAACTGTGCGCAAGGCCATGTGGACGGCATCATTATCGAACTTAAGAAGACCATACGAGACAAGGAGAAAGAGCATGAGTGAGAAGGAACGGTTGGAAGCCGCAGCCGAACGCTACGAAGCGTTGAAGTATGTATTGCGCGACCCCTTACACACGAGGAATCTCGGCAGGGAAGACACCCTACGCGAACTCATCGACTGGGTGAACGCCGAAATCGAAGCAAAAGCGAATGAACCTATCGGATTCCGTGACTACGAATACATCAACGGTCTCAGTGACGCATACCAACTCGTACTCGACCATTGCGAAAACCTACTCAACAAGGAGACTAATCATGGCAACGAACGTTAGCGAGATGGAGAAAGCATAC